CCATACTCCGTCACTGCGTCCGCAGGTTGCGGCGGGTTCTTCGCGGGGTCCGGCAGCATGATGTCATCGATGTTCGGCTTGCCGATGGCGCGCAGGTAGTCGAGCGCCGCCTGCCGCTTGTCTAGGATGTCCGGCATGGCCTGCGTCAGGTCGAGCGTGGCCTGAGCTTCCATCACTGCCTTGCCCTTGGTCGCCTGCCCCGGCACCATCTTCGGCTTGGGCTTCACCTTCAGGAGGTCGCCCGGCAGTAGGGTCTCGTTGTCGCCGAAGGGGATCGGCTGCGATCCGTAGACCTCCCTCATCCGCTCGTGGATCAGGTTGATCTCCTTCTCGTGCGCTCGGTAGAGGCGCGAGTGGATCGAGGTCTGGAACTCGGTGTTCTCCTCGTAGGCTGCCATCGCCGGGCCAGCTGCCATCCCAGCCTTCATCAGGTTGTCGAGGTCTTGCGTTGCCAGACCGCCGAGCTGCTTGCCGTTCGCCTCGATCTGGGAGGCCAGCGCCATCAAGCCTTGGCTCGGTCCCTCGAAGGGGTGCATCATCAGAGCCTGACGGATGTCTCCTGTCGGGCTGTCAACATCGATGAACTCGCCGGACCTGATCTTGGTCGCGTCGTCCCGCACCTTGAAGCTGCTGAGCTTGAAGCCGGAGGGGTGGTTCTGGAGGTATGCCGCCTCAAGCCCCCGTCGCTGAGCCGTTCTAAGGGCGCGGGTAATGTTGGCGAGGAGGTGCCCCAGACCCATGCCGTAGACGGCGGACTTGCCGGGGTGGAAGAGGTACCCGACGAAGTGCTCGATCCTGCGCTCGGTCTTGTCATTCGGCCTCCAGTTGCGGACGATTGAGAGTATCTCCATCGAGGCCGCGTGAACCGTGACGATGTAGGGTCGCGCGAGGCCGAGGGGATGCGGGTCGTTCGCGAGGAACAGCTCGCAGTGTATCTCGTAAATCTTGTGGGTCTCGGTGCCCTCCATGTACTGCTGGCTCAGGCCGACGATCCGGTCCTTCTGCTCCAGTACAGGGTCTTTCTGCGGGACTTCCCCGTCCATCATGTCGACCGCACGGTACTGGCCGGACTGGATCAGCCTGATCAGGTCGGGCGTCGGCAGCTGCATGCGGTGCGCGATCCTTCCTGTGCGGAAGTTCTTGGCGTCGTAGCTGATGATGATGTCTGCAGCGGGCGTGAAGGACGCCTGCACCGCAGGGTGGAGCGTCGTGTCCGTGTAAATCTTTCGGATGCCGATGCCGTTGAGGCCCATCTCCATGAGGAGCTGCTCAGTGTCCTCGACGTAGCTCGGCAGCTGGCGGTAGAAGTAATCGGTGTAGAAGCGCTTGACGCGGGCACCAGCCTCGTTGGCGTCCTGCTTCACCATCCTGCGCTCTTCCTTGTCCTCGATCTGCTCGGGATCGAAGGCGAGGCAGTAGTTCACCGCCTCATCTGGCGAGGGCAGCATGGCCGCCACGGACTTGGACATGAAGCGCGTCAGCGCCGTCAGCATCAGGGGGTGGTCAGAGGTGTCCGAGGAGCCGTCCTCGTCGACGTCGTCCGCCACGCTCTCCGGCCCCACGCCCAGCAGCTCCCAAGCCTCGGCGTTGATCCGGCCCCACTCCTCCCGGCTCCGCTCATCGTGAGAGACGAACTCCGTCAGGGTGGTGGCGGTCGTGTCCAGAAGCGTCTCGTCCATCTCGTTGGCGAGGTTCGTGAAGTGCGGGGTGTTCGGCGTTCCCGCAGGTCTGGGCGGCACGGGCCGCTCATAGAGGAGGTTGCCCTCAGCATCATATTCAATTCTCAGATCACCATCGGGCATATCAGTTCACCGTTGCTCTGCGGGGGCGACGTGCTGCCTTCAGCAGTGGCCCGATGATTTTCGATCCGACCCAGAGCCCTCCGCAGAGGGCCATGACCAGATCGTCCTTCTGCCCCTGCATCGCCTCAGGGCGACCGGGGCGTCTCCATACGAACGAGTTCAGCTCTGACGCGAGCTGCTTGTGCCCCGGTGCGTCGGGAACCAGCTTCAGATGGTGCGTCTCCATCATGATCCTCATCCAGTCAAGTGCTGCCAGTCGCGGCATGCTTACCTTGCCGCCACCATAAGGCTTGTCCATCGAACTGCCAACTGTGGTGTAGGATATCACAAATTGGCCGATCTTGGTGCGCAGATCGCTGGCGAGGCCCCAGCCCACGCCATTGCTCTCGATGCAGATCACATGGCCGCTGATCCTGCCCGACACCTGCCAACGCACCAGCTGCTTGTGGATCGCCAGAATGCGGGCCAGCTTGTCGGGGTATTCGTAGTCGACCGGCAGCCGCTCTGCCAGCATGACGCGGAACTTCATCTCGACCGCGAAGTCGGGATCGTGGGGCTCACCGCGCTGGTGCTCCTCCCGAGACTGCACGATCATGGCATCGCGGTCGTCGCCGTCACCGGCGGGGTCGAA